GCGAAGGCCTTGGTCGATACACCCACAAGGCCAGGCTCCATGCGCTCAGTAACAGGCATCAGGTTATTCTCCCTTTTCGTGGATACGTCGACCGAGGTACCGAATGTCTTTCTCAGCCTGCTCGAGGCGGTAGGTAACAAGAGCCTGTTGGCCCTCAACCTTTGCGACGATGGCCGAGGTCTGCAGCACATTCACCCACACGATGGTACCGATGCACATGCTGAGCAGCGTGGCGACAACGAGTGTAGTCGTCGCGATCTTCTGAAGGTCGAAGGATGGGCGCACATTGAACTGCGCCATCATGCCTTTGACTTCTTGCATTCCTGTCTGCATCTCGCTGAAGCCCGTGTGGACTTCGCCCTGCAGTGATCGGACATCCGCCTTCAGCGTCTGGAACTGCTCATCCAGCAGCTCAATGTTGGCATCTTGATGCGCCAACTTTTGAAACAGGTCAGGCGGTTGTTTCATCGTTCGCGGGCGGTGCGGGAGGGCGCGGACGTTGGTGGTTGATGCAGCCATTACTTGCGCCTCCAAAAGTTGAATACGTGATAGAGCCACGAGCGTGGCGGCGATGCCGGTGGCACAGCGTCATATACCGGGACGGTGCCAATCGCTCCAGGTTTGAGCGTGGCGACCAGTTCAGGGGCGCTGGTAGGTAACGTACCACCGGGCGTGAGGAACAGCCTCTGCTCGTCCCTACGGCGATTGACGAGGCCTGGCAGCACGCGACCTCCGCCGCGCGTCCAGCGCATGAACTCCTTGGCCGCGTCCTGATGCCTGCCTTGCTGTATCAACCAACGCAGCGTCGACTTCTTGAAGCCTCCGCTCCCGACGTTCAATGTGAAGCTGATGCAGGCGCTTCGCTGATTGCCATACTTGAATGGCAACTTGCAGCTGTCGACTGCTGGCGCATAGCGGCGACCGATCTCGAATGCGAGGAGCTCTTCGCAACGCGCCTTGTTGATCGGCGCATCAGACAGCTTGACGTACCGGCCATCTTCCCACTGAATGGTGCCATATCCGATGGTGGGAACATTCGCCGGGCACGGGTAGGGCTTGTAGAGGTCTTGACCCGGAACCTTCTTCAAACACCCTTCCCACTTGGCGATAGTCTCCACGCATATGGGATCAACGCCGGTCTTGACCGCGATCTCCTGCAATGACACTGGTCAGTCCTCCAAGAACATCGGCTTTTTGCGGTATGTCCCGAACGTCAGGACATCGCGATTGCTCAAGTCTACATCCACTGCTCGAGGCGTGAATGCCTCAATGCTTCCTCGCTGCCCACACCGGAGGCACTCACGAGCCTTCGGCGATACCGCCTTCGTGGCAATGGACCCGCAGTGTGGGCAGCATGGAGTCATCGATCACTTCCCGAACCCGAGGACTGGGATTTTGGCAGCGAGGCGCTGGCCGACAACGACGCCGAGCGTACCCTCGATGGCAAAGGCGTACAGCGCGACCATCTCCTTCGCGAAGAGCGCAGGCTCGGCGAAGACATAGGCGGCGCACGTGATGAGGAACAGGATCAGGACCGCGGTGAAGAACACCGGCCGGATGGCGGCGTTCAGCGTATCGATCCACCAGATGCCGGAGGGCTTGGCGCTCTCGGCGATCACGGCCATCATCCCCTGCATGTTGGAAATGACTTCCTGCTTGATGATGTCGAGCTGTGCCTCATCGATCTTGCCGCTGATGTTGCGCTCGGCAAGCTCGAGCTGCAAGCGATGCTCCTGCGCGCGGCTGTCGTATTCCATCTGCCGGATTTTCAGCTCTTGCGCGAACGACATCTTCTTCTCGAAGAGCTCGAAGACCTTGGGCAGCGAACCGCCAAACAAGCCGAAGAAGGAACTGATCAGTGCAACAATGCCAGTCATCTACGTCTCCTATCTGAGAATTCGTTTCTTGTCGGACGTCATCACAACGGGCAGCCATGCACACCGGCAGCTGGGATGCACCGGGATGATGCCGCGTGCTTCCTGAACGGTGTACTCTCTGCCTTCAAGTTCTTCGCACTTCGGGCACACAACGTTGTCCCCGGCAGTCGCGAACTCGGACAGCACGTTGACGCCAAGCACTTCACCTTCCTCGTAGGTGTTGAGCGTAGCCTCTGCGTGTGCGGCAATGACTTCAGTGCGCACCAGCGTGCGAGCACGTGTAATTCCAATGCTATCCACACGGTCAAGGACGTTGTCCGCGATGTCTTCCATGCTCAAGCCCTCGGCAATTCCTTGAGCGAGCACACGTGACATCTGCGTGGACATTGTCTGAGTGACGCCCTGCAGGTCATTGAAGGTTCGAGTGTAGATCAAGCCGACTCGATCAGCATGGATTGGGCGGAAGAATGCGCCTTCGATGAAGCTGTCTTCGACTTCAATGCCTGCAGTCCTCATCGACTGCGCCGACATGGCGATGCCGCGCTGGTACGCGCTCATGATGTACTTCGACTGCCAACTGTTCTGGCCCGCTTTGCTCATCGGCGTGCCGGTCTGCACCTCGAGTATTCCCTTGTTCACCTGATCATTGAGCCAGCGGCTGAACGCAGCCACCTTGTCATCAGATCGCGGGAACGAGAACTTCGGGGCATTCGTGCGCTCGCCGAAGTTATACGGAGTGAGTGCTTCCTTCGTTGCGGAACGCAATGCTTTGAACCTGCGCACCATGTCGCGCTCGTATGCACGCCGGATCATCGTCGTCCGCGTAGGATCAACGCGCGTCACCAGCGCGTGAGCCTTCCCGACTTGATGTCCGACGTAGAGCTGCATTACACCTTCGCCTCCTTGAAGATTTCCGGCCCGAGGACAATCGGCCCCTGATACGCTTCGATCTTCGATGCGTCCACCGATGCATCGTAAGTCAAGGTGACGTGCGGCTGGTACGGCGAGAAGCCGTGACATGCGCCCATCTCGAGCAGTTCATGGTGTCGCCATGCCAAGTCCTTCGAGCTGAACGACAGCACGACGGCTCCCTTAGCGAAGCGTTCGACCACACGAGGGCCGCCGGGCTTGACGGTCATCATGCCGTTCTCATCCTGCGACCAAGCTTCCTGCGCCTTCATCCAGTCAACGGGCGTGGTCGAGTACATCACGGTGACGTGCAAGTCATCGACCAGGTGTGCGATGCCTTGCTTCTTCGCCCAATCGCGGATCGCTTTGGTGTTCATCACACGTCGCGACACGTACAGCGTCTTCGGCGCGGCATTCACTTTCTTGGCATCAGGAACGGGAGGACCGCCATCGCCATCAGGGCTATCGCCGCCAATGTCGCCCTCACCAGCGTCATCAGTACTTTCGTCCAGCGGGTCTTCGATGGCTTCCCCTTCATAATCGCTCTCCGCATCAATGTGCAGGAAGTCACGACGGAACTCCTGCATCGGAACGACGAGCGACGCTGTGGGCGAGTTCGCATACGCGACCAACGCACCCGTGCGCTTCGTCAAGATGTCAGCCTGTGCCTGTTCACCGAGGTCTGTCTTCGGCCACTCGGCAGTCCACTTCCCTCTCGGGCGAGGGAGGTTGCCGGTGTCAATCATCTTCTGAATGAAAGGCAGCAGCATGCGCGGCAGCGCGAAGTTGCGGCGACGCTCATCCACACGGGATGACCAGTTGCTGTCGTCTTGCGTCGAAGCGAGCTGGCCCTGTTCATTGCCGATGAGCATGCGCTTCGGAATACCCGTTGCGCCCGCGATCACGCTGAGCAGCATGTCGATATTGGGCTGAGGATCGGGAACGTCGCTTCCCATCGGCTGTGCCGTCATGCCGCGACCGAGGATAGTACGGCGGAGCTGATGGCCGAAGTCCTCGAGTTCTCCCTTGAACGCCTTGAGTTCTTCAGCGTCAAGGTCCGCTTCTTTGTCGAGCCAGTACGCAACGCCTCGGTTGGCCGTCAGCCAGAACGTTTCTGCTGAGCCGCCCAACACTTTCTCGAGGTCTTGCAAGCGATTGAAAACAGGCATCAGGCGTGGAGTGCCATAGACCTCATTCTCCTCGAGGTGCTCAGCGATGTGCATCACGCGCGAGTAATGCACGCGGAACGCAGGCGCGTGCAACGTGTCGCCTACCGTCGTCATCTCGTTCTGTGTGATCTGATACATGATCGGGAGGCCGAAGCGCGGTGACTTCGTGTTGCGCTCCCATTCGATGATGCGTGCGCTCATGTGCGAGTACGGGCTCACGTACATCAGCTTGGCATAACCGTTCAAGGGTTGATCGAGCGGCTTGCCATCGCTGAAGCCCATGACCAGCACGCCGTACTGGCCGACACCCGAAAGACGATCAGCACGCTCGAGCACCGACAGCAGCTTCAGGTCTTTGCAGAGTGTGCTCCACTGCTCAGCGAAGCGAGAATATGACTCTCCCTTCTCGGCAGAGTCTCCTTCTTCATCAGCGATGCGAGGAACATCACTCCACGTGGCGGCAGGCCAGCACGAGATGATGCGACGTGCGAGGCCGTCGCGATAATACACGCCGGCAAGATGGTCGATGGTCAGCTGTCGCTCATAGCCGAAGACCTGGTAGAAGTCGCGGCTTCCTCCGTGCGACTGGCCGAGGAATGCAGCGAGCCGAGCGCGCATCATCGCGACAGTCGTCTGCATGTTCGTCACGGCCTTGGCATTCGTTGCAGCTTTCGCCATCAAAGGAGTCCCATCTTCTTTCTGCGAGCGCGTTCGACCGCATAACGCAGCGCATCGATCACGTGGTTCTTCTTGTCTTCGAGGATCGGCAAGATATCGTCGGTGAGCGGGTCTTTCTTGTAGCTGAACGATGTGAGCTCATCGATGGTATTGATGCATGACGGGTCTACGATGATATCGTAGCTCTGAAGGAACTTAATCCCTTCCTCGATTGACTTCGCGCCTTTGATCGACTTCCGCATCCGCGGGTAGCCGTTGCGCTGCATGAATGAAATCGTCTCAGGGCGTGAGCTGTCCGCAGTGATCGGCCACTGACGTGCAAGCCCCGGGCGTGAGGGCTCAAGCGCATCGAACAGTGCCGGCGTGTTGTCGATCTCGCATCCCAGCTGATACGCCTCGCGCCAGATGTACAGCTTTCGGCCCTGGATGTAAGACGCGATGAGCACTGTGGGATCGATGGAATAGCCCCAGTCGGCGCCGAAGTAAAGCACCTGCACGGAGGCGGGGTCAGGAACTTCTTCGATCTTCCAGTTCTTGAAGACGCGCGCTTCGCTCTTCTTGTTGTAGTCGCCCAGCCATATGTGAGCGTATCGGTCGAAGTCGCGTTGGCGATCATACTCCGCCGCGTCCTTCATCACCTTCGGGCACCAAGGATTGTCCTGGTAGTTCGCTTTGACGATGATCGAGTCGGGAGGACGTTCTCCACCGCGGAAGAACTTATCCACAGGATCAGTCGGGAGGTTCGGGTTCCATGAGAACCAAATCTCGCTGTGATCTTTGCGGATTGTGGGGTATAGCAGATCGAATGATCGTTGGCTGAACGTCTGCGCTTCTTCAACCCAAGCGATATCAAAGCCCTCGAACGACTTCACGCTGTCAGCGGTATGGTTCTTCATACCGATGAAGATGATGATCCCGCCGCCGGGCGTCACAATATGCGTATTGAAGATGGGGAAGAAGAACACAAGCCCGCGAGAACGTATCTTGTCCTCAAGCAGTTGCTTGACCGAGTTCTTCAGCGTGATCTGATGTTCACGAATGCAGATGGCTCGAAGACCAGGCCGCATCAGCGCATACTCGATCAGCAGGTCTGCAAAGAAATGCGACTTCGCCGAGGCACGTCCGCCATGCGCTGCTTTCCAACGTGATGGCTGCAGCAGTGGCTCGAAGACCGCTGCGGTCTCGAGTTCGAGAGTGAGCTCTTCACTCTCAAGGTCACGTAGTAGCTCTGTGTCGAGCATCAGTCCTACGGTGCAGGGCGAATGATACGACGTTCGATGCGATGAACCATCGGAGCGTTCTGGTCGCCCGCATGTTCGACGCGATCCGAGTAGATATCGCGGAAGCGGGATGATACGATCTTGGAATAAAGGCTTGAGTTGAAGCCTTGGCGCCGCAACGACGTGCGGCCTTCACGTTCCCACCATGCAAGGGAGAAGTCGCGGCAATCGAGCAGCGCTTCCTTGAATTCGGGATGAACCTTCGCCCAAGCACGCATTGATGAGCGACGCACACCAAACGCCATCGCCATCTCTGCTTCGCTCCATCCCTTCCTCGCCATGTCACGTGCGAGCTCTGGGAACGACGGCTGGTAATGCGTCAGCGGCTTGCCGTCAACATAGCCCGGGCTACCGGAGGGATTGCCGGTAGTGTATCCTGGTTGCTTGTACGGTTTGAGCTGCTTAGCCATGGAGACTGCCGCTATGTTGAGCGTGCATACCATAAGCCAGGTTGAATGCTCAAGTCAATATCAATCACTATGGCGTTGAAATTTCTCAACTTTTTGGTAATCATTTGCGGATATCATCGCCAAATCAGTAACCTTCTCTTAACCAGCATGAGGGCAGTCATGACAAGGGAAACAGCCTCCAGTATCAAAGACGGATTGAAGATGGCGTTAGGCGTCTTCACTCTGTCGATCACGTTCGTTACAGTTGCATGTGTCACTTTTCTAGGCGGCACCGCACTCCTCGCGCTCGACGCATTGCTCGCCTATACAGTGAGGTGACCAATGATCGTCCTCAAACAGCTCGCATATGAGCTCAAGATCGAACCGCAGCGGCTTCGATCAATCCTCAGGAAGCAACTAGGCAAAAGGAAGCGTTGGCAATGGGACCCAAACTCGCAAGAGCTGTCATCAATCAGGCAGAACTTTTCCGCTTGGTACTTGAGGACCAGGACCACATTGCTCGACGACTGCACCCCAACCCCTACTACGAAGCGCACGAGCTCCACGCATTCGCACCACGCGTCCATGTCGGCGGCGGCAAGTTCCGCGTCGGAGATGGCGTTGACGAAGACCTCTGCGCGGGCCTAAGGTCCGTCGAAGTGATGATGATAAGGAACGCGACTATGGCCGAAGCTTTCAACGTCAAGCTCAAACTTCCTCCTGCATTCCCATCCGCGCCGTTTGGCCCAAAGTCGAAGTACGGGTTCTATGTGCGTCACGGGGACGAACGTCTGTGCTTCTACAATTTCCACTCGGCGTATGCCGCGCGTCACTTCCTCGATATCGTGATGGGCGACGAGAAGCCGAGGTGGCTGAATGACGATGAAATCCTGATCGAGAGCCGCGGCATTCGCATCAAGAGCGAAGGTGCTGGCGACCTCGATGCAGTGATTGAGAAGAAGCTGACAGCCACAGAGCGTGAGTGGTTACCACCTGAGCCGTATCACTCGCAGTGGCGTCGCGTTGCAGGCATCATCAAGACGCCGCTCCCCGATGAAGTCAAGGCCAAGCCTGCAAAGACCAAGAAGGAACGTGCACCGTCGCAGCCACGTGCTCCTCGTGCCGACAACCTCGTGAGCATTGCGGACATCGCCGCCCAGTTGAACAAGGAGCCGCGCGATTGTCGCAAGGCGTTGCGCGACGCGAAAGTCGAGAAGCCAGAATGCGGTTGGGCATGGCCGCCCGATGCGGCTGCAAAAATCAAGGACATCGTCCAGAAGCACGTCCGCTAGCCACGTTCCGATTGCGCCCGCAATCGTCTAGTAGTCAGTAGGTTTGATCTAGAAAAGCTGGTAGGACGCCCGCTAGGGGCTTCCGGAGCCGGCTTTTCGCCTAGTGACGTCCGCCACGTCCCATCTTATACTTCCCGTGCCCCAGTCTACAAAACGCACGGATACGAAGATGGAAAAGTATAGGTCTCCCTTGGCCATTGGCCTGGGCTTAATCTGCACAACGGCGACATTGGTTGTATTGTTCGGCCACGTTCGCTCGATCGACGATCTGACACTCACCCATCTCTATATTGTCCTGTCCCTCATCGTGGCGATGGGCGCGGGTCATTTCATGTGGGATGCATTCTCGCAAGGCGGCTTCGGCGTGTTGATGGGATCATGCCTCGCGGCGTTGTTCATCGTCGGCACGTTGATATGCGTTAGCCTCGCCGGCGGGCGTAGTGCTGACATCATCGAAGCACGCGAGAAGTCGATGACCACAAATGCCGATCAAGTCGCCAAGTTGAAAGAAGAAGTCGAGCAGGCACGCAAGGACTGGCAAGAAGCGAAGGATCAATCATCGTCGCTGCGCAATGGCATAGTAAAATCCACACAGGAAGCTGCGTCAACGTGTGCGACAGGTCGAGGAAACGCCTGCAAGGGACAAACGGAAACGCTGAAGACGACGAGCACAACGTCCGCTGACATCGATCAGGCAGTTGATCGCCTCGAGCGAAAGTACCGCGAGCTCGACACCCGACTTCGCAAGCTGCAGACAACACGCGACAGCAACGGCGAGCTTCGTCATATCGCACGGTCGATAGCGATCATCTTCGGTCTCAACGAGAAAGTCGTCTTCGATAAGCTCACGTCTGCATTGCCTTACCTGTTGTCATTCGTCGGCGAGTTCGGTGCCATCGTGTTCTTGAAGTATGGCACCGCACGCATACCAGCCACTCCCTCTGCGCCAACACCCGTACCGCCATCGAACGAGCCAGGCGTGTCGTTGAAGACTATCGCCGATGAACTCGGGATCGATGATCGTCATGCGCGCAAGTATCTGCGAGGCAAGGTCCCGCGTCCCGAACTGGGGTGGATTTGGCCGAAGAGCGAAGCACAGCACATAAAGACGCTCCTAATCGCTCAAAGCGCGTCGTCTAAGCCTCTCGCGCCGTCGCCCTGATACATCACCGCTTCAAATCGCACTAGGCCCCACGCTTCAAATTTGAGCGCTGGAAGTGTTGTATATAAAATGGTCTACGTGCCTCGATGCCATAACCATTCCTTAATGGATATCGCTTAGACTGATCATACGAACTGCAACAAAGGACCACGACAATGACCACCGTTATCGCCATCAGCCTCGACCGTAAGTTCGAAGTCATCACCAACGGCAACCATGTCTACTACACCCGAGCAACTCAGGGCTTCAAGCGCGATCATTACAAGCAGTTCGCCGGCCGCACACTCGACAGCGCAATCCGCTCGCTCCTCGTTCGGGTATCGAATGGCCGCTGATAACCATTCTTTAACCATCGATGGCTTATCCTGAACCTATCGAAACACGGAGAACACCAATGACCAAGTTCATCGTCGGCGCTCAAGTCGCTATCATCAATCGCTACAACGGCTACTCAGGCCGCGACACCCTGACCTCCATCGCGAAGGTCTACAAGAATGGGCGCTTTGTTACCGAAGCGTATCCCAATCAGCAGTTCCGTCCTGACGGGTATGGCGACGTGGCCCACGCGACGAGCGGTGGCAGCCAATGGCATCGCGCTCGGTGCGTCATCGCCGATGAGGTGTATCATGACCTTGTTGCTAAGTCTATCGCGCAGAATGAAGGCAAGCGCCGCTGGCGTGAGGCGATGCGCACGCTGAGCGCGCTGCACGAGAACACGCCGAAGCTCGAAGACGCTGCCGCCCTCGAAGCCATCATCGCCGCCATCGCTGAGAGGAAGTCATGAACTTGATTGCTACAATCGTCTCGGAGCTCAAGCTTTCGCAAAGCGATGCCGAGCGCTTGATCACCGCTATGAACAACTGGGCGTTCAAGAATCGCCATGGCCATCAATTCCTTCGTCGTTGCCGATGAGCATACGCGAAACTGTGGGATGCGTTGCACGATGCTTGCGTCTTGTCGCTGAGGGCAAAATGAAACGCTACGCGCATATCCTTCACACGCCTTCGCGTCGCGTTGTGCGTGTGATCGAGCTCAGCACGTTCGATGCGTTCGAGGAGTTGTTCGGGCTTGATGCGCTCGATACATTCCTCGCGCAAGGCTCATGTACTATCCACACAGACATGGGCCCGTATATCGTCGTTGACGCTGGCGAAGCAATTCGCCAGTTTCTTTCGCGCAACTACATCATGCCCGTAACCATTCTTTAATGGCTTTCGCCTATCCTGAAGTCATCGAAACGCCAACAAGGACATGCCGCCATGAAGATCTTCACCATCGCTATCATCTCGAAGCCGCAGCATCGCTGGGAGCAGCCCGTTGAGATACATCGGTATACGATGAGCGAGATCAATTCGCTCTGGCCTGCTGATGTTGTCGCCAAGCTCATGCTGTCGGGCAAAGCGCAGTCGGGCACAACGCGCGACGGCTTTCCGATCATGCTCGTCAACGCCGAGCTCGCCGCCTTTGCGTTCGCGCAACTAGACCACGTGCTCGACCCCCTGTAATTCGTAACCTCACGAAAAGGAGACCACAATGACACGCCTCGAATATCTGAACCTGCTGCGCGACAAAGCAGGCATGCCGCCCCTACGCTCTTGGAAGGACAGCAAGGCGAAGCTCGAAGTACGCATCGGTGAGGCCATCGGCTTGCTCAGCCGACGCAACCTCGATATTCCTGTCTACGACGCGCTCGAAAGCGTCGTTTCGTGCAATCGCTGCGGACGCACGAGGCCGGTCACGGCGACAACGTGTGCATGTATCACCGATCAATCGAAGAACGACGCCTACCCGCCTCCTACGGTCACTGGCCGGCTGTCACACTCACAACCTGAGATGCAGTCGCTCAATGAGCCCAAGCGCAAGTGTCCAGACGTCAGCATGGATTTCTCGGCAGTCGAAGCTCGTGCTATAGCAGCGATCGACCTCGGCGCCGACACGTTCACGCTCAGCGAGATTGCGGCGTCGCTGAACATCAATCCAAAGGTCGCACGTGCGATCATGCGCCGCAAGGGTGGCGATATCACACGCACTGGCGCCAAGTGGGTCTTCGCGAACAATCAGCGCGATGCCGTCACCAAGCTCCTCGGAGGTAAGTGATGGGACGCAATCGCAAGCTCGATGACGCTGCTCTCACTAAGATCGTTGAGCTGTACGTCAAGCACAAGATGTCATGTGCAGCAATCGGCGAACGCTTCGGCGTCGCCGCTACGCACGTCGCGAAGAAGCTGAAGGAGCAAGGCGTGACGACTGACGGGGGTGCAGGAAAGAACGGTCTTCGCCGCTCGTGGTAACGTATCCTTAATGGATATCGCTTATCCTGATACTACCAACTAAGGAGCACGTCATGTCGAAAGCAATGCGCGGACTCAGCCGTAGTCCTTTAGAGCAAGCAGCGCACAATCTCGAGCAGGCGGTGCGTGCTGCACAAATGATAAAGGAGCAGCCTTGTGAGCTGCTCCCTTCACCCTTGACGTTACTGCTCGCCGAGCTCACGAATGTGCGGCGATACCTTCAGATTGCTCAGCAGCAGGACGACGCTTGCCCACAGGGGCAGTAAACGCTGCACGCTTGCGCGAGTTGCGAATGAGCTCCTTGATCTTCTGCTTCTCATCAGCATCGAAGACCCAGCGCGTGCCCGGGCGAACGTAGCTGGCGGCACGCAGAACTGCGCGAGCACGCTTCGGCGAGACCTTCATCTCATTCGCGATTGCGACGATAGAGACCTTCTTGGTCGACATTGGAGTTTCTCCGTTTGAGGTCCAGCATGCTGGTACCGGAACCACACATAAACGCAAAATTGCCAACCGTCAATGTGGCGCCGAGCGACAGCGAGGCTTCCCTATACTCTATATATATTGGCCACGATGAACAAAAGATATCAGGATTGAATGCGGTTGAAAAACTGTTCATGGTGGCCAAACACAAGAAATACCCTTGGCCACGATGAACAGAATTTAACAGCAGATATCAGGAAATGCCGGTAATTGCTGGCTTTCTTGATAGCGCCCAAAAGACAAATCCTAATCGGTATTGTTCATGGTGGCCAATTTCATGGAGAACCGGCGACTAGCGTTTTCGCCACCTGGAGACCTGCATTGCCAAGGAGTGATATTTAATGTAGTTTGTTCATGGTGGCCAGGCTTGGCCACGATGGGACGACAACACATGGAGAAAAGCATGAAAAAAGGCAAAATTACCAACGGGACTGAGATCATCAAAAAAGCGCTCATCTTCCTGTCAATGAGAGAGCTCGCTGAGGTCACTGGGACAACGCTCAACACCATGCATCGCTGGGCTCACGGCGGCAACGCTCCTCTGGCGAAGTACGAAGCCAGCTTCCACAGGATTCCTCGACGCATTGCACGCAAGCTCGAAGACCAGCAGTGGGCTAAGCTCGGCAAGCACGTCTACGACTCTTTCCCTCGTCCTATCGTGGAGTGACCGATGCTGAAGCGATTTTGGGACTGGCTCGTGTGGGCGATACTTGGGGAGGAAGAAGATGACCACGTGTGATAGCTGCAAGGCGTTTCACGCCAAGTCCGCTCAGGCCGGCGACTGCCGTCGCCATGCGCCCGTCGTTCAAGGCCAACGCGATAATGCCGCCTGGCCTTTCGTTAGCCGACAGCAATGGTGCCTCGACCACGTTCCGGTGACCAACGCCGAGAGCTCTGTGTTTGTCGCCGATGAGTTCCTGTACATCGGGCAGCGCGTGACGCGGGGGAACTCGTGTGCGACGAGCCCACGTTGAAGACATAAGCCCTCACTACCTTGCAGTTGAGAACATGGAGAAGGGAGAGCTGGTCAGTATCGACCTGCGCTCAGGTCACGTCCGCCGAGCCCGAGATTTGAAGGGCTGACATCCAGCTGGCATTCGTATACATACGCCCTCGAAGGTCTTCGCCGGTCCTTCTCCCTGGTGTGAACTCATCCCGCTCCTCCTGCCCGAGGGGCGGGATTTTTCTTTGACGCGATGAACTTTCTCACTTAGTTTAACGCTTCCTTAACCCTCGATGGCTTATGTTGATCCTACCAACC